ATATTTTGGGAAGAGTTAAAAGATGGTTTCAAAAAGAAAACAAAAAAAATCTTCTGTAAGTGCAAAAGATATTAAAGAGTACGCAGAAAAAAGTAATAGCGTTAGAATTTCTTATCATGAGAAAGTATGTGCTGAACGTATGAAAACTTTATTTAAAGCTATAGATGAAATGCGTTTAGATATTAAAAATCTTAGAGCTGATATGAACAAAGGTAAAGGTGCTGTTGGTTTTTTTATTGTTGTTGGTGGACTTGTAGCTACAGTTCTAGGCTTTTTTAAATGGAATGGCTAAACGCAGTAAAACAGCTTCAGTAGGATTATATAATGAACTCATTGCACAAGCTAAATTCGCACAAGACCCTGATAAAATTGTATTTGTACCAGCTATGGGTATTGGTCCAATAGATATGGTTGTATTAGATATTAACACAGGTAAATATCAAGCCTACGATGTAAAGACCGCAAACTATAGAAAATCTGACTATACACCTAAAGATAGGTATGTTAGAAAGGCAGGGTCATTAATAAATAGAGGATTGACAGAACTACAAAAAAAATTAAAAGTCAAAATATATTATAACAAATGAAACTTACAGCTAACATAACTCTTGATGAGCTAACCAAGTCGCAAGTTGCAGAACGTAAAGGTATTAATAACAACCCTAGTCCCGAGCAAATAGAAAATTTAAAAGCATTAGCTATAAATGTTCTTCAACCTGTTCGTTCACACTTTGATAAACCTTTAATTATATCTAGTGGTTTTAGATGTGCAGAGCTTTGTGTAGCTATTGGTAGTAAAATTACAAGCCAACACGTTGCAGATGATGAAGCTGCAGCTGCAGACTTTGAAATACCAGGTGTAGATAATAGAGAACTTGCTAAATGGATCAGAAATAATCTTGAAGTAGATCAAGGTATATTAGAATTTTACAAAGACAACGAACCTACAAGCGGATGGATTCACGTAAGTTATTCACGTAACAACAATAGACAACAATGGTTAAGAGCTATGAGAGAAGAAGGCAAGGTTGTCTATAAACCTTGGTTAGAACAATAATGTGGTTTAACGTATTAGGTATGGGAATTAAAACAGCTGCTAAGCTGTATTCTGATAAACAAAAAACTAAAGAAGCATTATCAGAAGCTAGACTACTTCACGCAGAGAAGATGAAGAGGGGTGAGATAGAATATAAAGGTAAAGTATTCGAGCATCAGAAGGGAGACTGGAAAGATGAGTTCGTTCTTATTGTTTTATCCACTCCTATCTTCATGTTAGCTTACTCTGTATTTGCAGACGATCCTGAAATAGAAAGAAAGATGGATTTATTTTTTGAAAAATTACAGTCAATGCCATGGTGGCTGGTCGGACTTTGGGTATCTGTTGTTGCAGCTATCTATGGTATCAAAGCTAGTGAAATAAAAAACTTCAACAAATGACCATCAAAACATCTTTTGTTCAACAATACTCACGTAAAGTAAAACTATTATCTCAACAGATAGGTAAATATGGCAAGGGTAAAGTTCGATTCAAACAAACCAAAGCACGTAAGAATAGCAAAAAAAACTAGCATTGCTTCAAGGAGACCTAAGATGTCATCTATGAATAAGCATAAAAAAAGAACTTGGAAGAAAAGAAACAGAGGTGGTAATTGAAACCCATAATGATAACTCTGTTATACTTGACTTTTGGTGGTGATATAAAGTTAGACACCTTTGAGATATTTACAAGCTGTAGTAGTTGGTTTAATACTAATGTTGTAGTACATGAAAAAAAGAAAAAGGCATTTATGTCAAATCATTATTACCATACCTATAAAGGTAAAAGAGTTATAGGTTATGTATGCGGAGGAGACGAACCACAATGAAGATAAGTGAAAATACAAACATAGGTCTACCAATAAAAAATTTAATAGCTATAATTTTTTTTATATGTACAGGTTTATATGCCTTCTTCACAATCCAAGAAAGATTAAATAAATTAGAGACAGCAGACACCCTCTTTTCCGCAGATTTGCTCAAGAAGGCAGAGCAAGAACCTAAGAACTTAGAAATGTATATGCTCATTGAACACCTTGCAGGTGAGATTGAAACTATACAAAAAGAAATACAAGAGAGCAGATATAACAAAGTTAATATAGATCACTTAAAAGAACAGTTTGATGCTTTCCAAAAGAAAATCAATGGACACTAAATGGAATTAGTTTTTGCACTTCTCATGTACCTAGGCGATCCGCCAGTTTTGAAAGAACACTTGCTCATGCCTTCGTTAAGCGAATGTCTTTCAAGAAAAAGAATTGCAATTAGAAGTTCAAACAACGCAGTATATCAATGTATGAAAGTTAATGCTGTTGTTAAAGATGGTAAGATAATAAGCATATCAAAGACTGATTAATGAAAAAAAAAATCATAGATTTTATAGAGAAAATTATTTTAAAATTAATCGGTTTTAAATAGTGTATTGTATCTTGTGGATGCGTAACGATAATTGGGAGTTGTTCACTAATGAGATATGGGACACAGAAAAAGAAGCTACAGAATATGCTAAACGTGGCAACTTTAAAAAGAAAGATAAATGGAAAGTTGTTTTATACAACAGAAAATATTATAGATAGTTATGGCTATAGATAAATCAAAGATGAAATGTAATTCACCTAGACGACAAGTCCAGGGTGGTAAGAAGTTTGTAGTCAAAGCCTGTAAAGGTGGCAAATCAAAGATCATTAGATACGGAGATGCCAACATGAAGATACGTAAATCAAATCCCGCAGCCAGGAAAAGTTTTAGAGCTAGACATCGTTGTGCTACTGCAACAGATAAGTTTACAGCTCGTTATTGGTCTTGCAAAAAATGGTAAAGAAAAAAACTTGGTCTCGTAAAAACATTGTGTTTATCTGTGGGTATTGCACAATGTGTAAAAGAGAATTGTTGAATACTATGGGTGGATGGATTATAAATGGAGAGAACAAGCACTTTTGTCAGCCTTATAATGGCAAAGAAAGTTGCTTTGATAAATATATAAAAGGAGAACATAATGCCAGGACACTACGGAAAGAAAATGAAAAAACCTTCTAAAGTTAAAAAAGCTAAGAAGAAAAAAAATAAAAAGAAAAGATAATGCCAAAGAAAAAAGGTAGAAAAAAATATACTGCAAAGCAGATGAAGATAGCTCGTGTGGCTTTTCCAAGAGATAAGATTACGAGAGCAGATTTTGCTAAACTCAGACAAGGAAGAAAAAGATATGGCTAAACTTTGTGCTAGAGGTAAAGCTGCTGCTAAGCGTAAGTTTAAAGTGTACCCATCAGCGTATGCCAATATGTACGCTGCTGGTGTATGTAGTGGTAGAATAAAACCTAAAAGAAAAAAGAAAAGATAATGTCAAAAGGTTTACGATCATGGGTCAGAGCCAACTGGGTAGATATTGCTAACCCAAAGAAAGGCGGTGGCTTTCCTAAGTGTGGTCGTAGTAAGGGTGAGAAAAGAAGAAACTATCCTAAATGTGTACCCGCAGCGAAAGCTAGAGCCATGTCGCCAAGTCAAAGAAGAGCCGCTGTATCAAGAAAACAATCTGCTGAAAGAAGAACTCGTAGAGGTAAGAGACCTAACTACGCTAGGACTTAGTAAGTTTTTTCTTTATCATCTCGTAGTCTTGCCAAACTAAAGATAAAGGTTTCCATATACCAACTTGTTTTACCTTTTGCCTTCTGTGATGAATAATGGTTGAGTGATCAAAGTTAAAAAACATTCCTAACTTTGGTGTAGAAACTTGGAAATTTTCTAATATGTAATTAATTATGACTGCTCTAGGTTTAACCATGTAAGCCAATCTTCTTCTACTCATAACTTCTTCTGTGCTTACATTAAAATGTTTTGCAACAGTATTTAAAATTTTATTAAAAGTTTCATAGCCAACAGGATGTTTATATTCAACTTGTTTTTTAATTTTTTCTCTATCTTCTTTCATTCTTATTTTGTCAGCCATAGCTTGACTCTTATAAATTAAATGCACCTCAGCTAATCGGTAGCCATTCTTAAATCCTGTTCTGTATATTTGTAGTTCTCTTGGTGATAGTTCTCTAAACATGATAGCTTTCATGCCTAGCTTAATTTGTTTTTTTTTCCTGTCTATTATTTCAAAGTACATAGCTTCCCTTAGTTGTTGTTACAACTTTTTGTTGTTTTTATTTTAATAAGAGCTAGGCTCTCATTAGTTTGTCTGTAAGATCAGCAACCTTTAGATGAAGGTTATAACTTTCCGCCTTCAATCTATTAGCTTTCTGCAAATGTCTGACATACAATTCACTTTTCCTTCTTTGTAAGTCCCTCGTCTTTTGCAGGTCTTTTCTGATCTCTACCATTTGGTTCTCGACCATTTTCCTCCTTCACTCTTGTAAAGTCCCATTTAATATTATTGACTTTTACTTCTACAAACTCACCTTTATTCTCTGGGTTTGCAGCCTTCTCAACGTCATCAAACTTTTCAATATAACAAAAGTTTGCTTCGCCATATCGGTATCTTATAATGTTTTTTTCCGTTTTGTCAATCATAGTCTCTTTTGATTGCCATCTCTACATAATGGATAGCTTTTAGCAAGTCTTGTTTTTGACCTTTAGCCTTGTGTCTGCATAAATATTTTATAGCATTACCTTCGGCAAACGGGATGTTGTTCTTGTTGATAAATTCACTAGCTTGGATAGGCATGGATGCGTAATGATTGCCGCCTATTTGTTTTTTATACACATTATCAGTTATATTTTCGTGGTGTTTTAGATCATTAGAAAAATCAGTCATAATTATAAAGCCACGAGACAGAGAAAAACAACTGAAAGGAAGCCAAGGGAGGCTAAAACTCCGTCTCGCAGCGATTGAGCTATGCTCTTTTATCTTCTACCATAAGTTCCAGTTCTTTGAAAAGGTTTTTTATACCCACCAAATTGCTGTGGTTTACCCCC